TAACTCCGGGTAATATCATTAAGGTTAATTATCTTACAGTAGGTCCTGAAGATATTAATGGTGCTTCACAATTTTCTTTAGCGGGTTCAATTGGAGGCAACACGGATGTAATACTTAATACTACACAAGATGCTGTTGGTGGAGCTATTGCTGAAAGTACAGATTCAATTAAGTTTAATGCTCCTCTTGGTTTCGTTGCTCAAAACAGGGCGGTGACTCCAGATGACTATAAAGGCATTATTCAAAATTCTTATGGTAATATTGATACGTTAACTGTATGGGGCGGTGAAGATAATATTCCACCTGATTATGGAAAAGTATATGTATCTATTAAACCATTGGACGGTGATGTATTAACACCTGAACAAAAAGCAGAAATTGTAGGTGTTCATCTTAAACCAAAGAATGTGGTATCTATTACTCCTATCCTTGTTGATCCAAGCTATACCCGCATTGATTTAGAAGTATATTATAAGTATAATCCGAATGTATCTAATGCTACAGAAGCTGCTTTATCAGAACAGATTAGAGATACATTATTCCAATATAACGAAGATAACTTAAAATCATTTGGTGGCGTGTTTAGAAATTCAAACTTAACTTCAGACATTGATGGCACTAATATTGCTATAGTATCTAATATTACTCGTGTGTCTATGCATAAGTTATTCACACCAGTATTAGGCGAAGAAAGATATTATGAATTTAATTTTAACCAACCACTAGCTCAATTACATGCTTCAACAAATTATATGACTTCAACCGAGTTTACATATAATAACGAAATTTGTGTTCTTAAAGATTATTTTAATGAAGAAGAAGCAAAACATATTATTCAAATTATTAACCATAATAACAAGATTCTAAATCACACTGTTGGTTATGTTGATGTGTTAACTGGTAAAATTACACTAGAAGGATTTAATCTTGATACTGTTGTGGGTTTAACAGATGAATTAAAAATTATTACTAAACCAGCATCTAATGATATTTCACCGATGAGAAACGAGCTTCTTGTTATTTCATATAACACTGCTAAAATACTAGGTGAAGTTGATACGATGGTAATTGGTGGTACAACTGCTGGTATTGATTATACTACAGTGAGTAACTAAAAATGGCAGAGAATTTCTTTAATATATCATCGTTTGTAGATGACCTAGTTCCGGAACATATCTCAACTAGTTATCCAGAGCTAATTGAGTTTATTAAAGTATACGCTTTGTACTTAGAGCATAAGAATAAGTCTGGTTTTTATCTTAATCAATTAGATCACCAACGTGATATTGATATGATTGAAGAGGAGCTTTTAACAGAGCTCCAAAATGAGATTGGTGTACCTATTCCAAGAAACTTTGCTGCTTCTCCTCGTGTATTCTACAGACATCTAGTTGAATTCTATAAGTCAAGGGGAACACCAGAATCTATTAAGTCATTCTTTAAATTGATTTATGATGATGAAGTAGAAATTTATTTCCCTAAAGAAGATATGTTAATACCTTCTGATGGTAAATGGTATGATCAAAGAGATTCTATTAAGGCAAATCCTTTAAATCATACTCCTGCTTATATATTTGTTATTAGTGCGCCTACAAATATTATTGAGGGTCAAGATTCAATTGGTTTTAAACTTAAAGTTGATGATGACTTAGTATTTGTTAATAACGTATTTCAAGATAATTCCACTTGGAAAGGTGGATTTTATGTTGATGAAATTAATGACGAATGGGTAAACTATATTACATTTGATAATGAATTACAAATAGGTGATATAGTTACTGTATATAAATCAGGATTATTTACCACTGTTGATGGGTTTTCTTCAGATAAGAAGTATATTCAAGATTCATTCTTTTATCAGAAATTCTCTTATGTGTTAAGAACTGGTAAGAGTATTGATGATTGGAAAAATGCATTCACAAGATTAGTACATCCTGCAGGATTCATATTCTTCGGTGAGATTCTTATCTTCATCAACATATTGGATTCTAAAAATACTAGTGTTCAACCTGGATTCCAGTTAAACGGTCTTCCAAGAAATATTTACATCGATACTGTTTACTCAGGTCCAATGTTATTTAATGATGATGGATCATACGTAGAAAAGGAATATACATACGATACAGATGTTCGAAAACTTTTTGGATTTATGGATCATTTCGATAATACGAAGTTTGTTAACTTCCGTAAGAATAAAGATTATGCTCATATAACTTTTGAAGATGTTATAAATAAAACTATAGGAAATACACAGCTAGGCTGTATTATAGAAGAAACATAGGAGACATAAATGTCAGCAATTATTACAAGCAAATTTAGATTAGATACGACTGAGCGCTTCGTTGACAGCATGTCTAATGACACATATTACTTAGGTTTAGGTCGACCAAATCCTTGGTTAGATGATAATGGATTAGTTGATGAAAATAATCCAACAATTCCTGAGGAAAATGATTATACAGCCAATACTACTTGGGAAGGTATGTATGCAATGAAGAAGGTGGAAGCCAATGATATTATTTATGCTACACCAAGAACATTATGGGTATCTGGTACTGTATATGCAGAATATGATGATAGAGATAGTAACATCGAAGGAAAAGAATATCATGTAATTTCAGATAACAATAATGTATTCATTTGCTTGAAGAGTGGTGGAGTATGTACAAGAAATCCTGACCTTGCAGGTGTAACTACTGCTGGTATTATTGATAATACAGGTCATGATGGTTACATTTGGAAATACTTATATACAGTTCCTGTTGATACTGGCACTAAGTTCCTTACTCAATCATTTGTTCCTGTTCAATATTTAACTACTCAACCTGATCCAGGTTCTGATACAGCATTACTTAATCAATGGTCTGTACAAGAAAATGCTATTGATGGTGCAATTTATAACTTTAAGGTTTCAGAAATTGGTTCTGGTTATACTAGTGCTCCTGTTCTTGAAGTAGAAGGTGATGGCATTGGTTGTATTTGTACTGCGGAAGTAGATGGTAATGGTAATGTAACTGATGTTACTGTTGTTAGTCCTGGAACAGGTTATACTAAAGCTACTGTTACTATCACAGGTGGTGCTGGTTCTGGTGCAGTTATTAGACCAGTGATTGGCCCTAAAGGTGGTTTTGGTGCTGACCCAAGACAAGAATTAAGAACTCATTACATTGCAATTAATAAAGTATTTAATGGTAATGAGAATGGAGATATTCCAAGTGCTAACGACTTTAGACAAATATCTTTAGTTAAGAATCCAGTCGATTCTACTACTGGTAATGTTGCAGCATTTAATGCTTATAATGTTACCAAATCAATTGTAGCTTCTGGTGGTTCATTTGCCCCAGACGATGAGATCGTAGGAACAGTCACTGGATCTAAAGGCATTGTGGTAGAGCACGATACAACGAATGGTATTATCTATTATGTACAAAATGAAACAACTGGTTTTGGTACATTCAATGCGGATAATGATTTAGTTCGTTTATCATCGGCTACTACAGGTGGCCAAGATGTAACAGCTGTTGTTGATCCTACTGTTGATCATTATTCAGGAGATATTTTATTCCTTGAGAATAGAACTCCAGTAAGTAGAGGTTCAGATCAGATTGAAACAATCAGACTAGTTATCGCATTTTAATTTAGGAATAAGAAATGGCAATTAAGTTTAATATTGAACCATATTGGGATGATTTTAATGTACCTACTTCGGTAGATGGTTTAACGCCAAGAGAAAAGTACAACAGAATCCTGTTTAGACCTGGCCATGCGTTACAAGCTAGAGAGCTTACGCAAATCCAGTCTATGCTTCAAAATCAAGTGTCGTCAGTTGGCGACCATATGTTCATAGAAGGTTCTATTGTAGTACCTGGTCATGTTCATGTTCATAACTCAATTGACTATTTAAAGATCTCTAATCCCATTACTAACATTTCAGATTATGTTGGAAAGGAATTATCTGATGGCAATTCAACATTTAAGTGTATACATGTTGAAGCATCAACTGACACAGATCCAGTAACATTATTTGGTAATTATGTTTCAGGTTCTACGTTTGCAGATAATGCATCTATTACTGATGGTGATGTAACTACCGCTACTGTTGATTCAAGTGGTCATGGTTCATTAATATCTATTGATGAAGGTATCTATTACATTAAGAAGAACTTTGTAATTGTTAAAAACGCTACAATTGTTCTTTCTAAATATACAACTGATGTATCGTATGATGTTGGTTTAAGAGTACAAGAAGAAATCGTATCGGCTGGTACTGATACATCTCTTACTGATAATGCATTAGGCACCCCTAATGCATCAGCTCCTGGTGCTCATAGATATTCTATTCTTACTGAATTGGTTAAGAGAGATGTTAATGCTACAACAGGTAATTTCATTTTACTTGCGCGTTTAAACGAAGGCAGAATTGTTAAACACGCAAGAGAAACTGATTATGCAGTTATCGAAGATACTTTAGCAAGAAGAACATTTGATGAATCAGGCAACTATACAGTTAACCCTTTCCCTGCTTCTATTAAAGATCATGTTCATGCAACACCAGATGAAACAAAACTTACTATTGGTATTGAACCATCTAAGGCTTATGTTCGTGGTTATGAAATTGAGACTTTGTCAACTACAGACGTAGCATTTGATAAGGCACGTGATGCAGACCTTGCAACAGATAAAGTAACTACAATTGATATTAATAACTATATTGATATAGAAAATGTTATTGGTCTTCCAGATGTAATTACATTTGATACTATTTCATTAAGAAATTCTGCTAATACTCAGGTTGGTGTTTGTCGAGTACGTTCTATTCAGCATTTAGGTTCATCACAATATAGAATACATATTTTTGATATTAATTTAACAGGCGCTATTAGTGATGCAGTATCTATTGAATCTAATTGGGATTTTGAATGCGATATTATCCCCAATCAATATAACCTTGCTAAAGATTCTCTGGTATTTGGTTTACCATTTTCAAGAATTAAAACGTGTAATGCTGAAATTGATCCATTACAACCAGAAGATTTTAACTACTATTATGAGGTAAATAAATCATTTGTTCCTGTTCAAGTTGCACAAAACCAAGTTCAGTTCTCTTGTAATATTGAGGGTGAAACTTTTAGAGAGTTTGATACTACTAACTGGATTTTAAAGAATGATTATAATTCAGCTATTATTACTTTAACATCTAATGATATTTCTATTGATAATAATAACAATCCACCTCAAGTAACTATTTCTAACTTACCTCAATCTGCTGAGACTAAGTTTGTTACTCTTATTGCACCAGTTAACAGAACGTTAAAACATAAGCAAAAATCTCTTATATCAAATCACGGTGTTAGTTTAAGTGCTGGACTAGATTATTCTGTTTATCAAAACTTAGATCATTGTGATGTTCAAAGTATTGTATCTATTACAGAGAATAATCAAGATGTAACTAAACATTTTGATTTTGATAATGGTCAACGTGATACTCATTATGCAGTATCTGGTATTAAACTAAAGGTAGAAACAAACTTTACAGTTACTAGTGATTTAGAAGTTATATACAACTACTTTGATCATGGTTCTGGTGACTTCTTTACGATTGATTCATATGCAGGTCAAGTAGATTACAAAGATATTCCATCACATGGTGGTATTGAATTAAGATCAGCTGTTGACTTCAGACCTCGAATGAATAACGGTGGCGGTAACTTTACTGGTACTGGTGCTTCAACGTCATTCTGCCCACGTCCCAATACACAGTTTATTACTGATATTCAATATTACTTAAATCGTATTGATAAAGTATATCTTGATAAAGATGGTGAGTTTGGTGTCCTTAAAGGTGTATCTGATTTAGAACCATCTGAGCCTGGTACTCCTAAAGATGCAATGGTGTTATACCACTTATATGTTCCAGCATATACTTTAACTCCAGAAGAGGTAGATATTATATTTATCGATAATCGCCGATATACAATGCGTGACATTGGTAAACTAGAAAAGAGAATTAACAAACTTGAATATTACACTGTATTATCTCTTCTTGAAAAAGAAGCATCAGATAAGCAGATTTTGGGTCCTGGTAATATCGATAAGTTTAAGACTGGTTTCCTTGTAGATTCATTCCAATCTACTAATGTGGCTAATACTTCAAGTATTGAATATAAAGCAGGTATTGATAGAGATAAAGGATTATTAAGACCATTGTTCTCAGAGAACAATGTTTCAATGAGTTTTGATGTAGACAACAGTACTGCTCAAAAGACTGGTGACTTAATTACATTACCATACACATCAACTGCAATTATTGAACAACTTCAATATTCATCATATGTAAATGTAAATCCTTATGATGTATTCAACTGGTCAGGTACTATTAAGTTAACTCCTGAAACTGATGAGTGGAAAGACATCGATAGAAGACCACAAGTTATTATTAATAATGATGGTGTATTCGATGCGATGAGAGACATTGCTAATGAATCAGTTGCTACAGGTACTGTATGGAATTCGTGGCAAACTAACTGGACTGGTAGAACTACACAGTCTTGGGATTCTGGTAACGATCGTGTAACACAAACAACTACTACATCTGGTCAATCCAGAACAGGTACTGTAACATCTATTGGTACTGATACCGTAACAACAAACATTGGTGATAGAGTTGTCGATGTAAACTTTGCTCCATTTATGAGAAGTAGAATCGTTACATTTGAAGCAACAAGATTAAGACCTAATACTCAAGTGTATGCATTCTTTGATGGTGTAGACGTTAATGATTATATATCAACTAATGATGCATCATCAATTACTCCTACTACTGGTATGAATAATAATACAACTCACCCAGCAGGTGCTACCACATTAACAACTGATGATAATGGTTCATTAACTGGATCATTCTGGGTGCCTAATAATCAGTCAATAAGTTTTAATACTGGTGATAAGACATTCTTATTAACTTCATCATCAACTAATGATCAGGATGCTAATAATATTACATTTGCATCAACTAATTATGCTGCTAAAGGATTAATTGAAACAAGAGAAAATGTTTCTATTTCTACTCGTGTGCCTGCAATTAGAAGAGAATCAATTGATCAAAATAGAACAGTAACAAGTACTTCTACTTCAAGACAACAAGTTAGATGGAGTGATCCATTGGCGCAATCTATTTTATTAGATATTACTGGTGGTGCATTTATTACTTCAATGGATTTATTCTTCGAAACTAAAGATGATAATATTCCAGTTGAAGTACAAATTAGAGAAATGGATCAAGGCATTCCAACTCAAAAGATTATACCGTTTTCAACTAAGACATTAAATCCAAGTGATGTAAATATCCCAGATGCTGTTGCTCCTAATCCAGCAACTACGTTTACATTTGATTCACCTGTATATCTTCAAGATAATATTGAATATTGTTTTGTTATCCTTGCTAACTCAAATAAGTATAATGTTAAGATTGCTGAAATTGGTGAAGAGGATTCTGATGGTAATAGAATCTCTAAACAACCTTATAATGGTGTTATGTTTAAGTCTCAAAATGCTTCAACATGGACTCCTGATCAGAACAAGGATATTACATTTAGAATGAATCGTGCAGTATTTGATTCTTCTGCTACTATAAGACTTGAAAATGATGAAGTTCAATTGAGAGCTTTAGAGGTGGATCCATTCCAAACAGTTAATGGTTCTAATGATATTATTGTATCACATAGAAACCACGGCTTTACAAATGGGGAATCAGTTACACTTGATTATGAAGGTACATCTGATATCAATGGTATCCCATCTACAGAAGTCAAAGCAACTCATGGTATTAAGAATGTAGAAAGAGATCGTTATACTGTAACAACTGCAAGTGCTGCTACTGGTACTGGTATTGATGGTGATGATAATGCTACAGCTACAGAAAACTTAGCATGGAATACGGTATATCCATTCATCCAAGAGGTTACTCTTCCAAATACTGGTATGACTTGGGGGATTAAAGATACTAAACTTGGCGGTGATAATACTTATGTTGAATCATCTTCATATCTTCCTATGATCATTAATAGCAACTATACACCTCAAACACCAAGAGCTGTATTATCTGGTACTGCTAAATCACTATGGTTTAACGGGTCCCTTGTATCTACGAACGATAACGTATCACCTGTAATTGATATGCAAAGATGTTCAGCAATTACAGTATTTAATAGAATTAATAATCCTATTGGTGTCGCGACAAATGGTTATGATTTGGTTGCTAATTTTGAAGAAGAAACAGATCCATATAGAGGTTCTGCATTATCTAAGTACGTTACTAAAACAGTTCAATTGGACGAGAGTTCTGATGAATTGAAAGTATATTTAGATATTAATAGACCATCAATGACTAATGTTAAGGTTTATTGTAAAACAAGTTCAGAAGCAACAGGTTTTGATGATTTAAATTGGACAGAGGTTACATCGACTGTAGGTGCTGTTCCTTATTCTGATGATCCAAATGATTATAGAGAGTTAGAATATTCAGTTAATTCTGATCCATTTACTCTATTTGCTGTTAAGATTGTGTTTACATCTCAGAATACATCGAAGATTCCATCTTGTAAGAACCTTAGAGCTATTGCATTGTTATCATGATCCCAGTAGCAGGTAAAGCCAATCTATTTAGGGATCCAACATCAGGTGCGATTATAAATAAAGATAAAAGTAATGCTAAAATAGCTAGGAAGGCTTCAGCAAAACGTAAGGAAGACGAAGCACGATTAAATCAATTAGAAGATGACATGTCTGAAATAAAAGACATGTTAAAAACTTTATTAAAGAAGAAGAAGTAATATGGCCAATACAGTTAACGTTACAACGACGAATACTTTTGAAGAGTGGAGAGTCAAGACGAATGAGCTTGGAACCGCTTTAGGTGATTTAGATGCAATCAATTCAAATGCTCAAGCAGGTGAAGATAATTTAGTTGCGACTCTCAATAACTTAAGAACAGAAGCAACAAATAATGCTGGTTGGATTGGTGATATTTCAATTCTATTTGATGGTTATGGTAATCTAGTAGAAGCGGTTAATCATTCAGATTCAAGATTAGATACCAAAGATACGGAACAGGGTGACATCACAGATCTTACTCATTATGCAACCTACTCAACTTTAGTAGGAACATTAAATTCGCATGATTCAAGATTAGATACCGCAGAATCAAATATCGGCACAGTTGGTGATATTGATAGCGCACTAAATTCAACTAATTTAGTAAGTGCGGTTAATGCTAATAAAGATTTCATTGATCAGATTTCAAGTGCTTCAGGTATTTCATTAACAACGACATTTGGTGATGTGTATGATGGTACGCAAACATCAGTATCTGGTGCATTAAACAATGACTATGCCAGATTAAATAAAATTAATGATTTAATTGGTGGCACACAGAGTGATGGTACCACTGTTGATTTTGCAGCAGCAGACTTATACGGCACACACACATCTTTAGTATCAGCAATTAACGGTATTGAAGACTTTGTATTAACTAATTCTAAATGGGATGGATCAAATGATAAGTCATTAATATGGGCTTTGAACAACCATGAATCAAGATTAGATACAGAAGAATCTAATGTAGACAATTTACAAGGCGACGTAGGTACTTGGAGTACTTATGAAGGTTTAATGGCGTCTAAAGGTTGGGCGGAAGGTAATATCACAGATGTTATTGTTGACATTAGAGAGCGCCAAGATAATTTAACAGCTGATTTTGTTAATGCATCTGGTGATACAATGACAGGTAACATCAACTTCACTTCAGGTGGAGTTCAAGCCACAGGCCAATACTTAAACTTAGGTGTTGGTGGTACTAATACAATTAGAGTTAATACTTCTAATAGAGTTGGTGTTGGTAAGGCCGCACACTCTTCATATAAGATGGATGTATCAGGTACATTAAATGCTACTAACATTAGATATGCTGGTGAAGATTTAGACGATCGTTATATCCAGAACTCTGGTGGATCGGCTGCAGAGATTGATGTTGCAATGACATACTCTGGCACTTCAACGTTCACTAATGATGTTACTATTGGCGGAAAGCTTGTATATGATGCTAATGGTGATTCGTTCGATGAGACTATTCAAGATATTGCAGGTAATATGTTTGAAAGTAACTCAGAATCAGGTGGTATATGGGCCACATATTCTGATGCTACCGGCAAGATCTCTATGGGTGTTTCTGATGATGGGCATAACCATGTAGTGGGTAATATTGATAACTTTACTGAAAATGTACAAGATATTGTTGGTGGTATGGTATCATCTAATTCAGAATCTGGTATTTCAGTTACATACCAAGATGCTGATGGTACATTAGACTTTAACGTTTCAGATCCTACAATTACTTTAAGCGGTGATGTTACAGGTTCTGCCACAATGTCCAACCTTGGTTCTATTAATATATCTACAACAGTTACAGCTAATAACGTTGCATTAGGAACAGATACTACTGGCAACTATGTTAAGAAAGGAACTACAAGTGGTAATGGTATTTCAGGTTCTGTTGATTCAGAAGGTGGAACATTTACAGTATCTTCAAATGCTACCAGTGCAAACACAGCAAATAGTATTGTATTTAGAAATGCATCAGGTAATTTTTCCGCAGGGTTAATTACAGGAACATGTACTCATGCTAGATACGCTGACCTTGCGGAGAATTATCAAGCAGACGCAGATTACGAAGTTGGCACGGTGTTATCATTAGGTGGTGATTGGGAAGTAACTCAATCAAACACAGATATGGATAGAAGAATTATTGGTGTGGTATCTGCTGCTCCAGCATACTTGATGAATTCTGAACAACAAGGATCTCATGTAACCCCAGTGGCTCTTACCGGAAGAGTTCCATGTAAGGTAACTGGTGATATTAAAGCTGGTGACATGCTTGTATCAAATGGTGATGGAACAGCAAGAGCTGAAGAAGCGCCGAGACTTGGTTCTGTTATTGGTAAGGCTTTATCAGATTCAGAAGGATCTAATGTTATCGAAGTTGTAGTTGGAAAATTATAAATAATAGTATGGCCATATACGCAAACTTAACAATCGATCAAGGTTCAGATTTTTCAACAGAAGTTACTGTTGAAGACGCAGCTGGTAATGACGCAGATCTTACCGGATACATTGCAGCAGGTCAAGTAAGAAAGAATTATAAATCATCAAGTGCATATAACTTCATATGTTCTATTACAGATCCTACCCAAGGCATTGTAAATGTTAAAATGGTAAACGCTGTAACAGAAGTAATGAAAGCAGGTAGATATGTATATGATGTAGAAATTAAAAGTCCTTCAGGAGATGTAACGAGAGTTCTTGAAGGTCAAGTAGAGGTTACACCGTCAGTTACTAGGAGTATATAGAAATGGCTTTAAAGGGAAAAATCAATCCTACTAGAAAAATTCAAGCCAAGTCTGTTACACACATTCCTACAACTAGACTAACAGATTTAGCGGATGTAGATACATCCAATAGACAAGATGGTTCTGTTATATTATGGGACGATGCTACTCAAACCTTTAAAGTACAAGGTGAGGTAGAGAATCCAAAAGTGTTAATCATCGGAGGTAGTTTTTAAGTGCATATGCATAGAGAAGCTGCAAAACTTATAGGAAAATAAACTTTTTAGGAGATTTTAAATGTCAGGTACAGTAATTAAGACTAAGTTTTCCTTGGTTAATGCGCAACCGGCGAGTAATGCGCTGCAGCAAGGCGAACAAGCATATTCATATATTTCAGACAAACTTTGGATTGGCTGGGACAACGCAGGGGTTATTGACCCTATTGCAATTGGTGGTAAATTTTACACCGATCAGCTACCATCAGCATCAACACTATTTGGTCAGCTAACAGCTAACCAAGCAATCGTTGTTGATTCTGATTCTAAGATTGATCAAATTAACATTGATAATGTTACTATTGATGGTAACACTATTTCAACAACTAATACTAATGGTAACTTAACAGTTGATCCAAATGGTACTGGTTCATTAGATATTCAAGCTAATACAGATATTGTTGGTAACTTAACAGTTTCTGGTACGCAGGTATTCACTGGTCAAACAACTCTTGCTTCAGTAAATGTTGAAGACTTAACATCTGGTAGAATTACATTTGCTGGTGCTTCTGGTGAATTACAAGATTCTGGTAATTTAACTTGGGGTTCTAATACTTTAACAGTTACAGGTTCGGCTGCAATCGATAATGTAAGAATTGATGGTAACACAATCTCTGCTATTGATTCAAATGGTTCATTAACTATTACTCCAGACGGTACTGGTGTAGTTACGATTGATACAAATACTGTATTGGTTGTTGCTTCTGGTTCTGAAGCTTCAAGACCAGCTCCTGGTGTTGTTGGCGATGGTGCTGTAAGATATAATCAATCTTCAAATAGATTTGAAGGTACAGTTTCAGGCAATTGGACAGGTCTTGGTGGTGTTGTAGATATTGACCAAGATACGTATATTTCTGCAGAGGCTGGTACAACTGATGATGACACATTAAGATTCTATGCTGCTGGTACGGAGGAAATGACTGTTGACGCTAATGGCGTTGATGTAACAGATCAAATTACTACTCCAATTGCTAATATTACAACAGCAAAT